GCAAATCGATTTTTAAGATCAGCGGTCATTGATTCGACCTCGGCTTCACTTCTGGCAGTGCCGCCATAATTCCAGCTGTGAAGCCGACCAATTTTATCCTGCTTTGCGTATTCTAAAATCCAGAACACATTGTTGAATCCGTCGAACACGATCAATCCTTGGTTGTGGTATTGGTAATCAGTTCATAGGCAGCTTCGAACGCTTCGTCTTCGGCTACGGCTTCACTGAAATTACGTTTGTGATATGTCTTGGCTAGACGACGGAAAATCTTTTTGTCTAACTCAAACTTGTCGCAGGTCTCTTTGATGATGTCTTTCATCAAATCGCGTTCAGCTTCAGACCTTGTTAGGCTGTTGCTTATTTCCTGCAGTGCTTGTTCGATCTTCTTGCGGTCCGCTGGATTGCTCGGTACGTTCATTACGAAACTCCTCTATTGAATGATAAGGCCAAAAAATACGTACTGTCTGCCAGTACTTAGAAAAAATATTGTTGATTACTACTGCTCCGACCGCAATGACTGTCAATCCAAGCATGAATAAAATTGAGCCAACGAAAAATATGGCCGCCTGATCTAATGTCATGTTGTCTCCAGGTCGGGTTGATTGCGATTTTTCTTCTCACGGGGGCGGATCTCGCTGGCCAATTGAGCATCAATCATGGATCGTTTAATGGCACCACGCTGATGTGCATCGTGAATGCCACTAAAGGTCCACTTGAGATGTTTACGCATTCTAAAATTCTTGTCGGGTTTCAACATATCATCCTCTTCGCATTTTGCTGATATCTTCAGCTTCTTGGTTACTAAAAATCGGCACCATGTTTGATTTGTGCATGGTACCAATACCCTTCATCTTATCGCCTGTATATACCTTGGTAGGCTGTGGCGCAGTCGAACCGCCACCGGTATCCACACTCTTATAGATGCGGCTCGAACGACCTTCGGGCACGGTGAGCTTGTAGACATCTGTCAAGGACTTTTTCTCAGTCTTCAATTTCATGGGCGGGTATTTTGCCATGAGCTCATTCCAGCCAGCATCCAGGTCACGAGCCCGGGCCGCTTCAGTAGCATTGCGGAACTTGCGCTTGCCTTTTTTCTTGCCCTGCATGGACAACCAGGGACCTTCTAGATGCATGCTCATGACCAATCTCCTAAAAACTCGTTCACCCGATTAACTGCTTCTTCTAAACTAACTGCCCAGATGACAACAGTAATGTCGCCATCACTTATCTTAAAATCATAGGGCGCCTTGCCACGAAATTCAAAGGTGTCAGGTAATTGACTACAGATTTCGAACCGCTGAAGATTCTTCATCCTGTCCATTACGTTGCTGATATCGTAGCTAGGCTTGGTCATTGTTTATTTGGTATTGCGTACAGCTGTATTAAGGAATGCGTTCAGTATAATTACTGCCACCCAAGTTGTCAAGCTGTATTCAATGTTTAGATTGAACAAAGTATTCAGGGCCCAGATAAAAAGAAATGGACCAATGACTGCAATCGCAACCACCAACAACAGCATGAAGATAATGTTGGCGTTCGTGGGCTTCAATTTAAAATTAAGCATGATTAGTTACAGATTTGAACCAGACCAAGATATTGACCAGAGGCGCTAATGGCTTGTTCATAGCGACACGCTGGAGGACGAATTTCATATTGTTGGATGACAACAGGTGGGGGTTGCTGAATGATTACCGGTGCTGGAGAATAAACCTGCTTGGGGCGTGTAGCGTCTACCAATACACCACCAAGAATCATTCCACCGATTAATGGACCAAACCAATCAGTACGTTGATAATGGCCGCCGTGATGACCGCCATGATGGCCATGTCCATGATGACCGTGCTGGGCCTGAGCCGCACTGGCCACCGATAAACTGACCGCGAGAGCAATAAGAATCTTTTTCATTTCTATCCTTAAAAAGTAGTTACAACACACTCGCTTGGTTTCCGAACCGCATTGCGGGTGCGAGCGAGGCCGCGACCCACCACTGCTTTACGTTCACGTTCCAGTCGAGCCCGGCTGACTTTTACAACCGGAGCAGGCTCACGCTTGAAGACAAAACAACGAACGCCATCAACGACTTTGATTTCCATGATCAACTCCTCAGATATAAAACGGTGTCTCAAACCCCAGTGCATCGTACACATATTCACGAACCACGGTGTCGGTTGCCTCACCATAGGCCTCGCTATCATACGCGGCCAGGTCCTGCAAATTCTTCAACACTGTGGACCAGTCTGAACGGTATTGACGATGATAAGCAACAATACCGGCGACAGCAGCATTACCACGCTCCGAGAACATTCCGAATTCCTGCATTTCTGAGCCCTTTCTCATTTAACGTACCACTATTATAGCACCGTTTTGCCCAGTTGTCAAGCCTTTTTTCGCCCCGTCGTCACTGACGTTTCAGGGGTATTAAGCTGGATTTGCCTGTTTTTCAGGCAACATTTCAGGAAAAGCTCGGCGAACCAGCCCCTCGGTCAACCCTTTATACTTCTTCTGCAGGGCTTTGTCTTTTAAAGCAATCATCATGTCTGCTTCAATACCATTGATGCCTTCTAGGATCTGAATGAATATGTTCTCTACCTGTATTGTCTTGATATTAGCAGGCCGACGAGGGTTGCCTTTTAGCAGCAGATAAAAGCGTCGGTTCTCTGCATACAAGTTGGTCTCAGCCATGGCAACTGGATGTGGGCTGCGTGTATATGGTGGATTGCCTTTGGGTAAATCAAACACATACTGTGGGTCAAAGTTCAGAGCCAGGACATACATCATCAACTTGTTGTCCTTGTTTTTCTGAAGCCAGGCTACTTTGTCGGCATCAGTTTTATGCTCTTGAATCTTATCAAAAATTTCTGGTACTAGTAATCTCATTAAAACTCCGATAAATGATCAATCATGTTCTTCATCTTATTGGCGATGAAGTAGTTAAGCAGCTGGCTTCGATCTTTCTTGTCTTGGGTTGTCCAAGCAGTAAGAATATTGTCGCGCACTGCGTCGGGTATGTAGTCAAAATCAATCAAATAACGATTGCGCTGAAAGTTTCTGGCAACCTCTACCGGTACATGATTGTGAAAATCGTCCAAGGGAATTTTATGCCACTCGTCAAGTTTCTTCTGCATTATCTTTTTCTGACGACTCTCAGTGATAAAGCAATCATCAGGGCTAAGAATATTAGGAATCCCATCACCTTTGTCTCCCTTAACAATGTGTTCCATTAAATAACTGTGAATTGAATTGTCAGGCTTGACCCACTTCTTGTGAATAGGGCTAAACTGCTGCACATTCTTGAACTTCTGCAGCTGAATAAAATCGTGGTCACCGCTTAGCACCAGGAATGGGCGGGGAATCTCGTCACCAAAAGCACCGTCCTGGGTTAAATCATTGGTCTGACTCCAATGCGCCAACACTGCAATAACATCGTCGGCCTCGGCGCCATCAACGTCAATAACAGTATAGGGAAAGAAGGCATTGAGCTCGGCACGAATCTCAGCCAGAGTATCAAAGATCAGCTTCCAGTCAAAGCCCGACTCTTGACGCGCCTTTTTGCGGCTAGCTTTATAGTAGGGGAATTTATCCTTGCGCCAGTAGTGGCGGTTGTCACATGCAATAACCAGCTCGCCAAATTCGTTGCCGAACTTGACCTTGTAGCTGCGAATTGCATTGACAATCATGTGGCGAATCAGATCCTTGCGAATTTCCACATCGGTCCGACCAGCCAATTCTGCCATCAGAGTGCTAATGGCAGTCTGATTAAAGTCAACAACAATCATATAAGTCCTTGAAAATTAGTGGTATCACTATTATATATGAAGGCGACTTAAATGTCAAGCAATCTTTTTAGTTCATTAATCGTTTCATCGGCATCCCGATGCAGAATACCTATGCCACCGTTTTGCTTCCATTCAACAATAACATCTTCGGTGTCGTCAACCAAAATGGCCGTGGGACGAGCCCAATCCTTTTTAGTCCAGCGTCCGGGTACAGCGTTGACTTTATAAAAGATTCCATGGTCTTGGCACCAGGCAATCTTGTCTTCTCGAACAATCTCATGAAATTCAGCGCCACCAGTACTGGTTAGAATCTCTACCGTGATGTCGAGCTCACCAACAAATTGCAGGAGCTCGGGTGCTCCTGGCCAGGTCTCTAGAGTGGCAAAATGTCGGCCTTCACAAAAGGTTTTCCAAGCATTGCTCTTCTTACCTTCATGATCACGTTTCCAGTCGCCATTGACTTCCCGATACTTGGACATGAAGTCTGAAAGTACGCCGTCCATGTCCAGATAAAGTGTATCAATCTTCGTCATGAATCTTTTCCTTTTGTTCAAACTTACGCTCTTGTATAGTCTTCTCGCCAAATGACTTGCGTGGATTCATGCACATAAGGCAGTTTGGATTGCCACAGTTTAGTGCATGATGCTTGTGAAACTTATGCGGCTCCTTGGCTGGCACTCCAAACTCCTTGGCAATCTTTAATTGCTTGTTGATGGCCACTTCATCTTGGTGTAGGCGACGACTGTGTTTGAATTTGTCGTTTTCATGACTCATATTTACTCCTTAGAAGGCATCAAAGTGATATGATGTATACTTGCGACGTGTCATTACCATGACAAAGCCGCGTTGATTTTTAAATTCAAACTCACCCTTGGCTGGTAAAATCTTCACCAGGTCCTGAGCCTGGAAAATTGGTTGATAGTTAGGACCATTGCCATTTTCATCGTCATCGTCGACATCAATGCCCATGCCATCGTCTAAAGTAGAACGACGACGTGCGCGACGTTCTTTGACTGCGTCTTCATCATAGCAATATACCTTGAAGTCTTCCAAGGACATGGGATTGCCTTCATATTCATTGCCATGGTTGATCTTTAGATCAATACCATTGAAGCTGATTTTTACATCATAGGTTGCACCGGCATCAAACTCTGGTTTGACGTTCAACAGCTTGACGGCTTCTTGTGGAGTATCGCCATAGCGGTTAATCTCTTCTACAACTGCCTTCAACATATCAAAGTTGAACTCACTGAACAGATGTGCAACAGTAACAATCTTGTCGGTGTGCAACTGATACTGAGGCTTGAGATTGTCCTTGCAGTATTCACGAATGAATTGCTCTTCTAGGCCTCGGAAGTCCAGCATGTAGTAGATACGACCCGGACGATTGCGCATATGTTTGTCCACACGCCATTTGTCATTGCAGGTCAGAATGAATAGCTTCTCGGTTGGAAATACACCATCCATGAGTGTCAGAATGCTTTCTTGTTCATCCTCATCATAGACCTTCTCAAACTCGTCGAACAGAACGATGCAGGGCTGATCAATATCCTGAATCAGTTTATTGAACTTGTCGCCGCACCAGGCGCTGTTGATGATGATGGTTGGAATTTCTCTTTTAGCACATTCAATGCTCAGAGTTCGCGCCAGCAGGGTCTTGCCGCTGCCCTTCTCACCGGTCAACATTACACCGGTGCTCTTGCCTTTGCGATCCAGGAATGTATTGATGATACGATCTGCATTCTTTAGTGTGTCACCATAGACACGCTTGATGGGTTCAAAGCTGTCTACCTTTTCCAGGTAGATGCCCTGCATCATGCTTTCCTGCACAATATAGTTGCCAGCTGGCAGATGCTGATGCAGGTCAATAGCCTCGTCATCAGCGACTTTGAATGTGTTACCATTGCGAATAAAATATGACATTGTACTGCCTCAAGTTTTGGTATCTGATTATAGTGTGAAGTTGTGTTGGTGTCAAGCACCAGTAACCGTTTTAAAAATCCCAGCCTCGGGCTCGAAACTTTTCAACACGATGAGGCTTGGTTGCTGAATTGTGATGCATCATCAGCTTCTTTGTAGACAGCGCGTCGAATGAATTGCGACTAATCTTGTAGATGTTGTTCTTGATGTCATAGATTGGTAGGCAGTGTTTGAAATCAAAAATTTCTTGACACTCTTTGATGCCCGCCAACTTGATCAACTGCATGTTATTTTTCAGGGTAATAGCGTTCACAGTAATCAACTTACCATTCACAGTACCAACATTGTAGGCTGGATTGACTTCTTTGACAAAATGATGATAAAGACCACCTTCGTC